TACAGGAAGTTGTGCTACTGCACCTTCAAAATAACTAGCTGCTACTAGTCTAGTTGCTGAGTTACCACCATAAAGTATATCGTGTGATAAACCATCTACAATATATTTTACATCACGATTGCATTTAGTTTGATTATAACCTGCCGGCGGTGTGTTATCATTTACATATGCAACAATCTCAGCTGCAATAAAATCTCTATTTGCTTGTAATTGATCTTTTGCATCTTCTAGATCTTGGCTTGCACCAACCGGAGTAGTAAATGTTATAGCATCGGCTGCGGTATCTGTACTAACAACGCCATTTTCAAATATATCTATAACTTCATTCCACGATGCTAATGCCCTTGCTTCTCCAGTATCACTTAATCCTTTTTCGATTGTTTCTTTACGTGCAAACTTAAATGATTCGAGTGTTTGTAAACCTTGTGCTGCTTTGTTAGTTGCAGCGGTGGCTCTTGAGTAGGCTAATCCTGCTGTTACAGTATTATAGTTTGTTCCTAGTGCAACATCTTTTGATATTGCATCTAATATTAATCCAATATCTCTTTCACATTTTGAACTGTCATATGTAAAATTAACGTAATTCTCATTTATGTAAGCAACTGTTTCAGCAGCAATAAAATTTCTATTATTTTGTAATTGAGATTTTGTGTTTATTTCGGCTGTTGATGCAGTTGATGGATCTGTAAATGTAAGTGGATCAGCAGCCTGCGGTGTGCTTACTGCACCGTTTTGTATAATATCAATTACTTCGTCAAATGCTGCTTCAACATCTGATTGCGAGGGCGAATGTGTTGTTGCATCACTGGATCTACTTTTTGCAAAATTAATACCGCCGATTGTTTCTGTATTTTGATCACTTAAAACATATGCACTGTTTGCTCTTTGATATGATAATCCTGCTGTAACTGCATTGTAGTTTGTACCAAGCAATGTGTCATATGCTGCTGCATCAATAATAAGTCCGGTATCTCTTTCACACTTAGCACTATTGTATACAAAATATTGATTGTTAATAAATTGTACAGTTTCTTCTTGTAAAAATGCTTTATTTGCAAGAACTTGATCAACTCCATAAATTAGTTCATTACTTGCAGGACCAGGATCCGGGTATTCAATACCTACACTAGGTAATTGATCAAATTCTATAATATCAAGAATTATATCCCATTTTGCTGAAACATCGTCTCTGATTAAATCATTAGTTGTAACTGCTGCTATTCCTAATGTTTTTGCATATTTTAATGAAAGAATTGTAGCTGGTTTTTGTTCTGAATTTAGATATGCAACATTTGCACGTTTATATGCTGTAGCTGCCTGTATACTATTATGATTAGTACCTAATAGTATGTCACGATTAATTCCATCAACCAAGTAACCGATATCTCTTTTACATTTATCTTGATTGTATGTAAGTGTTGGATTATTTGCTAAATTATATGATATAGCATCAGTAATAAAACCGTTACGTCTAGCTTCAATAATATTTGCAGCATCTACCTGTAACGCAGGTTCGTCCCCGTATGTTGGATATGTTAAAGTTGAAGGCAATCTATCTAGTGTTACATTATCTATCATATCTTCAATGTTAAACAATAATGTATCTAGAAAATCAGCTTCACTCTGTGTTGCATTGTTGCTTGTAAAATCTTGACTAACGCCATTACCGGTTGTAGCTGTTACAGCTAAACCTCTAGCTACTCTACCTATTACAAATCTCATACGTGCATATGATTGTACGATAGCATTTCTATCATTAGGTGTTAAATCTGAAAATAAAGTTCCGTCTGCACCATTATCAAAATAATATCTAGCTTCTAAAACTGTACTACTATTACCGTTGTACAGGACGTCAAAGGTCATAGCATCGATTATTCTTTCAAAATCTAATTTGTAATTATCCACATCAAAACTAAATCCTGGAGCTTCTGCTGCTAGAAAAGTTGTAAATTCTGTTGTCAAAAAGTTTTTGTTTGCTTGTAATTGATCTTTAGCATCTGCTCTATTGCTATCAACTCCTGCGTGTTCAGGAAATACAATTACATTTGCCGAACTATCACCATCATCAATAATATTCATAAACTGGTTGAAGCCTTCTTTAACATTTGTTAATGCAATTGTACTTGCTTGTACTTCGGCTAGTGCTTCAAATTTTTCGCTTAGGAATCTAAAACTAGACAACAACATTGGTTTGAATCTAGTGCGTACTTCGTATTCTTGAGCAAGTCTAATAATTTGCTGGTTACTTTCTAACGCTGCAAACATTTGAATACCATTAATAAGTGTTGTCATATCACTAGTATAATCAGCTTGGTTATAACTTAGTTCAGTAAACTGATCATTAACATATGCTGCAACTTCTTCTACTATAAACTCTCTATTTTCTAAAACATTATTTTTTGCAGCAATTCTTGCAGGGTCGATAGTATTCAGATCGTTTAGTGTATTAGCAATATCATTTTGATTATCGGGCTGTACACTACTGTCCCCTTCATTAATTGTGCTTGTAATTATGTTAAACAAATAATCAATTTGCTCTTCCATTGCTAGATTAGTAGTTTCGGCCTTCATTCCGTCTCTAGCCGATTCAATACCAAAAACAGTTGGTGCCAATTGATCTGATAATACTTTACTTGATGTTGCTCTCAAGTAACTTGTTGCTGCTGCTTGTGATTGATAACTTGTGCCTAAAACAATATCAGCAGTGACAGCGTCAATAATCCTACGTAAATCTCTTCTACATACTACCTCATCATAAACAAAAGGTGGATTAATTTGATTAGTTCCAGTAATATAATAATAAAGAGGGTCACCTTCAAATTTAATTATACTACCTGTTTGTGGTTTGTCTCTTAAACTGTTTAGGGTTACTGTGACATTAGAGGCAAGATTAATTGTGCCTGTGGCTTGAGCAGTTGCTCCGCCTCCACTAAATGAAATTAAAGGGACACTAGTATAACCGCTACCTGCTTGTTGTATTGTAACAGCAGCTAGTTTTCCTGAAGTAGTGTCTATTGATGCAGTGGCAGTCGCTGTTACGCCTCCAACTTTTGATGGTCCTTCTATTACAACAGTAGGAGCAGAAGTATAATTTGCACCAGGTGTATTAATTGTAACACTTGCAACAGTACTAAAATAATCTTGCTGTGGTCTGGCAGTTGTATATGCTTGTGGATAGAATCCGTCTGCTTCAATACCTTTTAATCCAAAGTCACTTACAGAGTTTGAAATAGATAGATAGCCGCCTCGTGTGGTTTTAAAACCAACACTACAGAATACTGAGAAACAACTAACAATTTGTGTGTAACCAAAATTATCAATCCAAAAGCCAACTCCGCCTTGTGCAATTTGTGTAAATGCATCTGCAACAAAACTAAACACAAGTGATGCAGGATCATATTGATTACCGTCAACATATAGGCCGCCACCGCCGCCTGTGTCATTAACTTGTTTGCCAGAAGGTAAAGCAGGATAATCTTCAACCATTAATGGTTTAGCACCAGGTTCAATTCCTGGTATCTGCACTGTTTCGAATGGAATAAATTCTGTGCCGTCATTCAACCAAGGACCATTCATATTTGTACAGTTTTGTATATATGGTGATGTTGTTACAAGTGCGCCTTCTCGTATTTCAGCACACCATCCTGGATATCTTAACCCTCTCATAGTAAGTTCGTGTAAGTAACAACCATTTCCCATATAGAAAATAGTTTGCGTATTATTTCTTGGGAAAATTCTAGTATTTCTTAAATCACCAGTACCTCTAATAGTAACAAAATCTGGTAGAGTTATTGGATTTGATTCATAGAAATCTCCTGGTCCTACAAGAATTGTAGTACCCGGGCTTGATGAAGCGACAGCACTTTTAATTGTTGCTTTCGCTCCGTCTGGTCCTAAACTTTTACCGTCATTTAAATCATTACCGTCTTGGGTAACATAAAGTATGTCAGTAACTTCAGAACCGCTTGCGTTTCCTGTAACAACTAAGTCGCCGTCAATCGTAACCTTGCGACCGCTTGGTTCGATTAAGACTTCGCCATCTGCTGTTAATGTTACACTAGTGTCTCCTATTAACCTGCTATGTAACGACTGTCTCTTAAAATAATCCATTTATACTTCCAAATAACTTACTGTAACACTTAAATTTTGTGGGTTAGCACCTACAAACACTAATCTGTCATCTGCCTCTAAAATCAATCTTTCTACATTAAATGTAAATGTATCTGCCGCTGCAACTTTTAAGTCATTTAAAACTAAATTTCTAAGTGTTTTACTTTGACCAGCTGGTATAACGTGCATATCAAATGTTGTATCATTTGCACCACTAGAGTCATCAAACTGGTTGTTACACACTAGAACTGTAGTTATAGCATATTTCTTAGCTGCTGGGACAGTAATTAATATTGTATCTGTGCTTGCTATTTGTGCGTTTACTATTGCCATTTCTGTTCCTTTAAAATATTATACTGAAAAGTAGTGCTTTGTTCCGACTTGCTAGTTCGTCTTGAGTTGTATCTTCATTTACAAAAAATATACCTGTTCCTCCATCTGCTAATGGTTTACTATATAACGAAACTCCATCAGTTGGTACAACTGGGTCTGCTAATTTTTTGATAGTAGTAGCAGTATCTAATCTAACACCGCCAGTACCTGCTCCTGCAAGAACAACATCGCCATTAACATCGCTAGATGTAATAGAATTAGCAGTAATTTTAATATTGCCAATTTCTAAGCGATTCTCAAACATTGTTGCTAACAAATTGTCATCGATTTTAAATTCAATTCTACTTGTTGATGAATCAACTTCAAAGTCAAAAGTTTTTACACTAGTAGGTGTAGTATCGCCTTTTGAAATACCTGTTTGTAAGTTTTGTGTTGTGTATCCTCTTACAAAGTCTTCAAGTAATCTAGCCGATACTAATGCGTCATCGTCGTTTGGTAAAACTAATTTTGTTGGATTACTGGCATTAGTAGTAATGTCATCGCCTGTGTAGTCATACACTTGCTTTTCGTAATCAGTGGTACCTGTAACTGTAACAATACCTGTACCTTCAGCTAGTAAAGTTAAATTGTTACTTCCTATAGTATCTGGTCTAATACTAGATGCAACTAATCCGTTAATAGCATTAGTTGAGTCTTGTAATATCCAACTACCTTGACGAGCTATTCCGCCACTAATACTTTGTACTCTTTCGTCCCAGAAGAAGTAAGCATCATTTGCGATTCCACGCTCAACAATTAAACCGGCTGTGTTTAATGTAACTCCGCTGCCTGTTTCACCTGCGTTGACAGTAATAGTATTATCTTCAACTACAAGATCACTAGATCCAATAGATGTGCTTTCACCTTGAACTGCAAGATCACCGGTTACTGTGACAGCACCTGCTGGTCCTACATCTAATTCAATGCTTCCGCCATTATCTACTTTGATTACATAAGAATCTGCGCCGATTCTATTGATACGTTGAGCCATTTAGAAACTCCTTAAATGGCTGTCAGTCTTAACAATGATTCGGTAGAGTCGTCCTCAGTAGTCCAAGTATAACGGTTACCGTCCCAATCAACTGCTGTTCTGTTGAATAGTTTCTTCAGAATAACAGGACTGCCTGCTAAGCCAACTAATGACATTTCTGCTGCTGCATTTGGAGCAACTTCATTAACAAGTCTGCATACGAATGTATCAGAACCGTTAGTTGTTACTGTAAATTTGTTTGTACCTTTTTGATTCACAATGTAACCTTCTACACTTGATGATCCGTTGTGATATCTAACTGGTATTGTTGGTGTGGTGGCTCCAGTAGCGCCAAAGTTTCTTTTATTAATAGGTCTTCCCATTTGTTTTCTCCTGTTTAGAAGTCCGATGCCCGTTCTATGAGCTACGCTGCGGGTACAGCATAAGTCCGCCTTGCGGCATACTATCTGACAATAGTATTTATCCTTTTCGAAAAAATGGGTTATAATGTTCGTAAAAAAAGGCCCACCGAAGTAGACCTTTTTCTATAATGTTGATAGGTTGGACTTCAGAATACCAACAACCCGGCTTTGCAGTCTGTTCTGCTAAATCACCAAGAGCCTAGTATCAAACAGTTACGTTTAAAGTCGCATCTTCGTGTCTCCACGCTCATACGCTGTCACTACAACTACTAGCCAAGTTTGAGACCTGCTATCTCTCTTCCTTGCACTATCTAACTAGGACCGTCGTCTTTGTTATGTACTTAATATAGCATATACAAAATAAAAGTCAACCTATTTTTACAATATTTTCTGCATATCTTCTATTATTTTTTTCAATTTGTTCATATTCAACACGATCACCAATAATTAGTTTATGTTGATTTTTATCAAACAGTACGTCAACACGTACTTGACCAAATGCATCTGGACGTACAACACCCCATTTACCTGTAAACTTATAAACCTGACCTTTGTATATCATTATATTACTCCTTGTGGGTATTTACTCATAAAAATAGGCCCCGTAGGGCCTATTTTGAACTTGTAAAGTTTAGCTTATGAGAAACTCAAGTTACCTGTGTTCACTTCAACTTTCTCTACGTAGTCAGCTGCGTTACCAAGAGACGAAGCTGTGTTTGACAACTCAACATATCCATAACGAGTCATAAATGATACGACTGGCTCAAATGATGTTGGGTCAAGTACAACGCCACTACTCATTAACGGAATGTATGGGCAGTAGAACGCTGCTGCGTCTGATTCTGAAGAACCTTTGTATCCAACTAATACATCATCATCTGCTGCATATGTGTTTACGTAGATTTTCATTGCACCGTTCAAAGTACCAACCATTTTAGTATTTGTTGGTGCTTCAAAAGTACCTTCAGTTGTTCTTGCGAACGCTGAAGTTGTTGCTGACTGAAGTACAGTCAAAATTGCTGGAGAAACAACAGCCCAGTTACCTGCGCCTCTACGTGTTCTCTGTGCAATTCTGTTTGCTGCTCTGTTAACTAGAACTGCTAAAGCTGCGTGTTCGTCGCCAACAAATGTAGCTGTACCAGATACTGCTGCTTGGTTATAAGTGTCTGTACCTGTTCCTGCTAAAGAAGCAAGTGATCCTAGGACCTCTTGATCGATTTCTGCAGTAATTTCTTGAGCAAGTGCTGCCATAATTTCTGCTTCTACATCGATACCGTGCTGGCTTTGAGCGTCTTGTGCCGCTTCAAATGTCCAACGTGCTGATAACTTACGTGATTTAGCTTCAACAGTCTGTTTCAAGATCTGAATGCTAAGTTTATTACCAGCTGCACCTTCTAGAGCTGCTGTTGCTGCTGCTTTACCACTGGTTGCACCAGAATATGCTTCAGCAATTTTGAATGGTGAAAGTGCTTCTTCTCCAGCTGTTGCTCCGCTTGCGCCTGAGCCTGCTGTATCAGAGTAACGTACTCTCAATGTGTGGATTTGACCCACTGGACCTGTCATTGGCTGAACACCAACGATTTCGTTTGCAATCACTGTTGGCATAACACGTCTGATCACTGGTAGGATCACACGGTTAAGTGTTGCGATATTGCCGGCAGAGGTAGCTCCAGCACCTGCAGTCTCAGCCAAATACTTGCGTGTATTCTCAAGTGTTGACGCCATAACTGCTTTCTTATTGCCATTTAGGCCTTCAAGAAGTGCTGTTTTAGTCTCTTGCCAGCGACTTTCTAATAGTTCTGACATTGTTATCTCCTTAATTCAAACCAGCTAAACGCTTGATATCAACTACGTTGCTATCAGCCTTTGCTGTTATATCAGTTGTTTCTGTTCTGTTGCCTGTTACTTCTTTTGCCTCTGCTAAAACTGCCTTCTTCGTTGGACTCTTGCCGTCGATAACTGCCGGTAAGTATTTCTCAAACTGTGATTGTAATTTTCCTGTTTGAACTGATTCTAACAAGTCCATCATTATTTCTTTCTGGTCAATGCTCAACGGAGCTACTAAACCATCAATACTTTCTTTGCGTGACACAGATTCAGTGATCTTTTTGTTCTCTGCTGCCTGTGCTTCTGCAAGTTTGATTGCTTTAGACGCTGCTTCTTTTGCTTCTGCAAGCTGTTGGTCTTTAGTACCTACAACCCTTAGTAGTTTAGAAGTTTCACTCTTCTCGTTAAGATATGAGTGTTGATATTCGTTAGCAAATGCTTCGAATAATTTACGTCCAAAATCATTTTCACGTGCTGCTTCAATATCTTCTTTCAGTGAAGAAATCTCTTTTGTGAGACCCTTTGATACTGTTTCTGATACCAACGCTGCACTTTTCTTAATAAACGTTGACTTAACGCTACTAAGATGTTCTTTGGCTTCACGTACTAAACGTACTTTTGTTTCGGCCAAGTCTTTTTTGTCTTCGTAAAATTCTGCAAGTTCTTTCGCAAGTGATTCTACTACAAACTCTTCTAGAGCAACAAATTTATCTGCCATTGCTTTTTGATCGGAGTGCAGTTCTTTAATTTCTGTAGCAAGTTGCTCAGAAACAAAAGATTTCATTAGATTAGCATTTTTACGCTGAGCAACAGCAAATTTTGCTTTTGCTTCTGCTAGTTGTTTACGATCGTCTTGGAATTCTGCGATTTCTTCTGCTAGTTTTTCTGTAACAAGACTATCAATGGCTTCTACCATTGTAGTTTTATCGTGTTCATACTTTTTAGCAAATTCTTCGCGTAGTTCACTAGTAACTTCAAGTCGATTTTCTTTAACTTTTGCGTTCCACGCTTCCTCTAATTCAGAACGTACTTCTTCTGATAGTGCGTCATTTTCGAAGAGATTTTTGAGTGCATCTAACATTAATTTCTCCTCGTTATTGGAGCCTGTCTATTATATTCAATAGACTCTCTTTTAAATACTTTTGTGCCTTTTTGTCGCCTTGTACTTCTCTTGAATTTAAAAATGCCTTGTATCCGCCTCTTTCGTTCATTAAATGTTCGTAAATTGGTGTTGGATACGCACCGGGGGCGCTGGGCTGAGCCACAACGTCCACAGTTATTATTTCGAATCCGGCGACTTCTCCGCCGCCGTCTACTTCGCCACTACCTCTCGATGAAACACCAAGTTTGACGCCGCTTTCAAGCATTGTCTTTACTAGTTGTCCCATCGGAGTTGGTAGTACTTTAAGTTTTCCGTAACCATTAGGTCCGTCCATCCACATTTCATTAATCATATGGCTAACACGGTCTAGGTTAATATTAAGTCCTTCAGGATGATCTACTTCGCCTAACACTGAGTAGCCGCCACTAATTTGTTCGTTGAGTGTGGTGACAGCCCTGCTAATCTCATTTACGGGATAAACACGCTGATTTGCGTTTTTGACTCCGCCTTGAATACAAATGCCTTTCATAAAAAGGTCTTTGCCGTCATTAGCAGACTCAACTACAATCTTAGCCTGGTCGAAACTCAAATGTTCGTTTAAGTGTTTCATCTTTTAGTCCTTAAGCGCCAATTGTTGATTTAGTATTAGCGCCGTTGTCTCCCTTTGCAGGGGCTTTTGCTGAGTTCATTTTCCCAGCTTTTCCACCAGGAACGTTTACGTTACCAGCGGTATCTGTTTTTGGTGCGCTTGCGCCAGTACCTTTTTCATCAGCTGATCCACCTTTTGCAATATTTGCAGATGATCCGCCCATATTATTTGCACCAGCAACTACTGATTTTGCATTAGCACCGTTGTCACCCATTGATGCTGTTACTTTATCAGTATATTCACGCATCACTTCTGTGTTTGACTTGGCAACTTTTGACTCTTCTACTTCTTCGTCACTTGCTTCATCAACTTCTTCATCAGTTGCTTCGTATGCAAATGCTTCTTCTTCAGCATCGTCGTCGTCGCCTTCTTCGGAATCCATATCCATTGGCATTTCGTCACCTGCTTCATCGTCTGCTGGTGCTTCATCGTCCATCATAGATTCAAATTCTGCTTTTAATGCTTCTAATTCATCTTCTAGATCCATTACACGATCTTCGATGTCGCCGTCGGCATCGTCCATACCCATTTCGTCGCCTGCTTCATCGTCGCCGGCGTCCATATCCATATCTGGCATTTCGATGTCGCCTATCATAGCGTCTGCTGGGTCAGCTTCTACTGCTGGTTCATCAAAGAATCCTTCTTCAACTTCTTCATCAGTAGCTTCATCAACTTCTTCGTCAGTAGCTTCGTCAACTTCTTCATCAGTTGCTTCGTCTAAATCTTCGTCATCTGATTCATCGACTTCTTCGTCAGTAGCTTCATCAACTTCTTCGTCAGTTGTTTCATCTACTTCTTCTTCATCTTCGAGTAATGATTCGTAAATATCTCTTGATTTTTCCACTACAATTTCGTGGAAAAGTTCTGCTGCTTTTTCGCGATCTTCATTAACAAGATGCTCAAGCATTTCTTCAAACTTATTGCTGTCAGTCATTGTTATCTCCTTTAGTTATCTTTACAAGGCTGTCTATTATATTTACACTTTATATAAAATATACGCTTAAAATGGGGTCAAAACAGCGTATTTTAGGATTTCATTGGGGTTAAACCAAAAAAATCAATAAAATTATCAATTGTGATGTGTTTTAAATTATTACAATCTTTTAATGTGTCCGGTATATAGCTTTCCTCATTTGCCGTAACTCTAACGTATTTAGTACGGACAAACTGATTTATACAAGTCATTGTTTGCCTCTGCCAATTACCGTAGTATGTAGCTCTATCTTGTGTATTTTTATAATTTTGGGTGCCGGCATATATGTTGTTTACATACTCTTGTTTTTCACCAAGCCCGGTATAATCAAACCCTAAAATATATATTTCTGCATTATCGTGCATACTGGCCATATGCAATGCAGTGGGTCCGCTACTCCATCCTTTATTAGGATTAAATTTATTGATATTAGGATCTTGCTTGGTTAGTTTGTTTGGATTACTCCAAACTTGGTGCTTATGATGATAGTTTGTTTTTTGTATTTCCATTATCATTTTTGTGTCAACAGCAACAAGATAATCTGGTGCAAACGTTCTATATAGTGCATTGCAACCATATATTGTTCCGTGTTGTTTTAAATCAAATGGATTAACTTTTTTACGACTTATGCCATTTCCTAGCACAAACGCTACTTTTTTGCTTGACATTTGTCACCTTTTGTTAAACTGCGGCTTGTGCTTGTGCGGCCAGTCCGTACATTTGTTTAACAAATTCTAACTCTTTTGTAGTTTCTTTTTGGTGATTTTCTGAGGCTTTACGTGCCTTGTTGATATCTTTTAAAGAAAGTCTTGTTTTCCTTGAATCATCAACTTTCATCACACTGGTATCATCAGCCGGACTATAAGTAAGGTCTTCAATTGGTTCTAGGTTGTCTTTGTCAAAGTAAAAAAGTTCTCTAAGTATCATAGTTTTATTTATACAGTTTGGTCAGTTGGTGCTGCCTCTGCTCCTCCGATATCGTCACCTGTTGCAGTCTCAGGCGGAGTGCCTTCTCCTGCATCTATTGCATCACCTTCGTCGCCAAGCTCAGTTTCTAAGCCTCCAAAGTCGTCGGTAATACCTGCGCCTGATAATCCTGCTGCACCCATTTCGGGCTGCTGTGCTGCTGCATCTAAGTTGTCTTGATTTTCTTCTTGCCATAGACGTTCATTTTCTGCTATTTCTTCATCGCTCATACCTAAAAAGCGTTTTAATGCAAATCTATTTGACATAAATGGCACCGATTGGATAGTACTAAAGGTGCTGATTCTATTGTTGTCAAGTTCGGCTTGTCTATATGCAGCAAAGTTTTGAGGTGGTGTTAGATCTAAATCAAACATTGAATAATCAACATTAACACCTTTGTTTTTAAGATATAATTTAAATTCTAAGTTAAAAACTTCTTCAAGCATTCCTTGTAAACGTTCGCAATATTTGTTAAATCTTAGCTCTTGAATGTATGCTGTACCTACTCGCCCATCGTTGTATTGACTTGCCCCATCGTCTGCGCCTGTGGGTAAGTAACTGCTAGGAATACGCAATCCGCGAACCAATTTGTTAGTAAAGTATCTAAGGTCATCAATCTCTCCTAGGTTTGTACCGCCTGGTAGTGTTTCAACTTTTGATCCACGTCCTTCAGCAGTTTGAGGGAAAAAGTAATCTTCGTTGATTGACAGTGGATTGTATGAGCTGTCTATGACATTTGTTCCGCCACCTGTCTTGGATGGGATGCGTCTTTGATGTATTTCCGTTTTTACACGCTCCACAAACTGCATAGCAAGGTGCGAAGGCATATTGCCCACATCAACGTAGAATACTCTGCGCTCCGGCGCACGTTGTACTCGATAGATAATAATAGCATCTTCGAGTAATTCTTTTTGTTTGTATACTTTAAAAATACTTTCAAGTAAACTATTACCAAAAGGAAAGTTTTGATCCAATCCTTCACTCATCGATAAGTGAACTACATTATTTGCATCAACAAATGTTTCGCTTTGGTCTGTTTGCCATCTACTTGTTCCAGATGGAGGTGTTGCTGATCCTGTAGCTGCTTTTTGACTAACAGTCTGGTAGCCCGATGTTCCGCCTGGACCGTAGCTGTTTTGCTGATTTAAAGGTGTTGCTTCTAAAGCACCAAATGCAAAATTTAAATTCTTTACAACATATTGTTCAGGACGTTTTCCTTCACTTTCGTTTACAATAATCTTTGTTACTTGGCTAGGATCAACGTGGAACCATTTTTGTGATTCAGGATCTCTGATAAAAAATTGGTCTCCGTATTTAAAAGAATTACGTATAATACGGAACATACGAGTATCAAACTGTTGAATTTTACACCATTGTTTTAGATACTCTCCTAATATTTTTACCTCTGAATTATTAGCTTGTTTTTTAAAATTTATATTAAAATGTGTATCGTTGTCAGAAGCTTTTTGTGAACAAAACTCAGCAAGAATATCTAATGCTGCATTCACTTCGCTGTCACTATCCATTGTATTATATTGATTGTATCTTTCGATACGGTTAGGCGAACCTACATAAACATCAGGTAAATGGGAACTGTAATTAGAAGCAGCTGGTCCCGGACCTGCTTGTCCTTTCATAGTAAATGGACTATAACTTCCATTTGAATTATTACTTGTTGGGACTGGTGTAAAAAATTTCTTCCAACTCACGTGCCTATTCCTTTTAGCATATTGCCGCTTAA